GATTTATCATTTACCAGTGCAACAATCTCAGCTCAAGCAGCTTTGATTTACAACACTTCATCAGCGAATACAAATGCAGCGATTGCAGTATTAGATTTTGGTGGTGTAAAAACATCCACAAACGGAACATTTACAATTCAGTTCCCAACAAACGACGCCACAAACGCAATTTTAAGAATTAGCTAAGGCATATTGCATTTACAAACACGAGTGATGTTTGTACTATAAGATATGTCCTTTGCTACTTCTTCATTTGCTAGTGCCGCTTTTGCCGATTTAGGTGCATCAAGTATTGTTGTATCTTTATCTGGCGTTAGTAGTGAAACAAATTTAGGAACTGTTTCTCTTCAAACAGATCAAATAATTTCCGTTACAGGGCTACAATCAAATGTAGGTCTTAATAATCTTACAATTGGTGCTGATGGAAATATCACCGTCACTGCTCCCGCTGATCAAATAGATTTTGCTATTGGTTCTCTTGCCTTATCAGGAGATAGTAATTTATCTTTAACAGGAGAAGAGATAACTTCTACTTTAGGAACAGAAGTTGTCACTGCAAATTCTAATGTTTCTTTAACAGGAGAAGAGGTAACTTCTACTTTAGGAACTGCTGATGCTTTCGCTCAGTTTATAGCCGAAGTAACAGGAGAAGAGGTAACTTCTACTTTAGGAACAAGTACTGTTTCTGCTTCCGCTCTTGTTAGTGTAACAGGAGAAGAGGTAACTTCTACAACAGGATCTTTAGATCATAGTGGTTCTGCTTTAGTTCAACCAACGGGAGAACTACTTCAGTTTAGTGAAGGAACAGCCAATGCTCCTGCTTCAGCTATTTTACAAGGAGAAGAAGTATCTTCGACACTAGGAGCAATAGCAACACAAACAGATAATATTATTCCTGTCACAGGTATTGAAATTAATTTCACAGAAGGGACTGCTGTCGTCATAGCTAATGCTACAGCCACCCCAACAGGAGTTTCTATGCAATTTGCAGATGGAACAGCGACAGCCACAGGAGGCGTAGTTGCTCTTCCAACAGGTGTTGAAATGTCTGCAATTACAGGTAATATATTCTCAACACCATGGGCAAATGTCGTGACAAACGCATCAAACACATGGACACCCGTAGCAGCATGAGGTATAAAAACGTATGGCATTCGCAGTAGCAGATAGAGTAAAAGAAACCACCACAACTACAGGTACAGGTACGGTTAATTTAGGTGGTGCTCTAGATACTTTTCAAACATTTGTTGCTGGTGTGGGTGGTGGAAACACTACTTACTATTCTATTTTTCATCAAACAGCTAATGAATGGGAAGTGGGCATTGGTACAGTAACCGATGCTGCAACTGATACTCTTTCTCGTGATACAATCATTTCTTCCTCTAATGGGGGTTCAGCCGTCAACTTTTCTGCAGGGACAAAAGATGTTATTTGTACCCTACCCTCTTCAAAATCTTATATTTTAGATAATGCAGGCGATACAACAATTTCAGCAGACTTATCGGTCACTTCTATTAGTGGTTCAGGTGCAGGTCTGACAACTTTAAATGCAAGTAATTTAGCAAGTGGTACATTACCAGATGCAAGATTCCCTGCAACACTCCCTACTTCTAGTGGAGCTAACTTAACAAATTTAAATGCATCAAACGTCTCTTCTGGCACCATCGCTGATGCAAGATTAACTGCAAACGTGACATTAAATAATGCAAGTACAATATCAGCGGGTACACTTGCTGACGCAAGATTAACAGCTAATGTCACATTAAACAACGCATCTACTATTTCGACAGGAACTCTTCCTAATGCAAGACTTTCTGCTATTCCTAATTCAGCTTTAGATAATTCTTCTATTACGATTAATGGTTCAGGCGTATCACTCGGTGGTTCTATTAGTGTTGGAGACATTACAGGAGTAACCGCAGGTTCAGGCCTAACTGGTGGTGGAACTACAGGAACAGTCACATTAAACGTAGGAGCGGGAACAGGTATTGATGTAGCTGCTGACGCAATTTCTGTTGATGTATCTGACTTTATGTCTAATGGTTCTGACAACAGAGTTTTAACAGCCACAGGCACGGATGCGATGAATGCTGAATCTGGTTTAACTTATGATGGTTCTACTTTAGCAGTGACAGGTGTTGTTACAGAAACATCAAGTATTGATTACAAAGAAAATGTAAAACCTTTAGAGTTTAATGATGCAATCTACAGTGTCAACGCAGTGAGATATGATTTTAAAGATGGCTCACAAAAAGATGAAGTGGGTGTAATTGCGGAAGAATTATACAAGGTATTACCAGATTTGGTCACAACCAAAGACGGTAAACCCGAAGCAGTGAAATATACAAAAATGACCATGTATCTCTTAGAAGCCTTGAAAAAACAAAATCAAGAAATACAATTATTAAAGGAAAAATTAAATGGCTAGTACCTATTCAAGTAGTTTAAAATTAGAGTTAATGGAGACAGGGGCAAATGCCAATACCTGGGGAAATAACACTAATACCAATTTACAAACAGTCGATGCTTTTACAGCAGGATTTTTATCAAAAGATGTGGGTGGTTCGGCTAATGTCACTCTAACAACAAACAATGCTGATCCCACTGCGGAAGCTTCTAATAAAGTTTTAGATTTAAATGGAACACTAACTGCAAACATTCATGTTTTTATTCCTGCAGTAGAAAATAATTACATAGTCTATAACAATACCTCAGGATCCTTTTCCCTAACAGTAGCTGCTACAGGTCATGGTTCTAATGGTGTGGCTATCACTCAAGGAGAGTATGCTCATGTTTATTGTGATGGAGCCTCTAATTACAATGTAATTAATTCTCTGTCTCGTTTATCAGGCGATGTCACGATCGGAGGTACAATTACGGAAGAGTCAAGTATTGCATTAAAGGAAAACATTCGACCTATAGAAAATTTAAATGGTTTGTATTCAATAAACGCTTATAAATATGATAAAATTGATGGTTCTCAAAAAGATGAAATGGGATTTATTGCTGAAGAAGTATACAAACATTTGCCAGAATTAGTGCAATTAAAAGATGGCAAACCAGAATCAGTAAAGTATACTAAAATGACAACCTATTTATTGGAAGCAATAAAAGAATTGAAAACAGAGATAAATATGTTAAAAAGGAAAAAGTAAAATGGCAAATTTAACAGCAACAACAATCACTGGAAACCTAGACGTAACAGGTGGAGGTGTAATTTCAGGTGACGGTTCAGGTTTAAGTGGAGTAGATCCATTTGCATCTGGAACAAAAATGGTTTTTTATCAAGCATCAGCTCCGACAGGATGGACACAAGATACAGCATCTGCTTTATCGAACACAGTCATGTCCGTTGTTACAGGAACTGGTGGAGGTACAGGTGGTTCGACATCTTACTTCTCCTCATTCTTAGCTACAACTAATAAGTCAGGAACAGACTCCGCCCCTGTCTCAGGTAGTGTTTCTGGTACGGTAGGTCCAACAACTCTTTCAACACCAACCATAGCTTCTCACAATCATCCTCTGTATACTACTCTGGGTGGTCCCATTCCTAACGTACAAAATGTTAGATTTTGCCCTACTCCAGGACCTACGGCTAGTCCAAGTACTATTATCCAACCAGCTGGTGGTGGTGGAGCGCACGCTCACCCCTTTAGTGGTAGTTTGTCAGGAGCAACTGCGGATGTTAGTGTCACTGTTCCCGCTGCTAATGTTAAGTATGCTAACGTGATTGTCGCTGCAAAAGATTAATGCCTATTTTTGATCCCGACGGAAAATGTCCGTTATTGCAAAAAAAATGCATCAAGCACCAATGTCTTTGGTATAACATGCTTCAAGGAAAACACCCTCAAACAGGATTAGATGTTCAAGAATGGGGTTGTTCAATCGCTTGGCTTCCCTTACTCTTAGTAGAAAATTCAGCAAAAATGACTGGCGTTCAAGCAGCTACTGAATCTTTTCGAAATGAAATGGTTAAAGGTCAAAATGTCATGAATAATATTTTGGCTGCCAATCCTCAAACAAGAAAAGAAATGAAAACAATTAGTAGTCTTTTTGGAAAAATAGGAGATCATCAAAAAGCTCTTGAAGAAAATGATCCTAATCTTGAAGATGAAACTATTAGACAACTAAGCAATAATAAGGTAAAAACAAAGAAAGGAAAAAAAGATGGCAACAACAGTAAATAACACAACTGCAAATTCAAGAATAACTATTATTTTTGATGCTGATTTAAATCCAGAAAATCAAGATAATGGCCCAAGACGAGGAACAGGTAACACTGAATCTGATGTAATGGTTGATAATAAGGCTTATTTTAATATTAGATCCCACACTGAAATTGATGCAAACGTTCACGCTTTACAGTGGAATGCTACTACGAATACAGGTGAGTTAGAATACATTGATAATAGAGAAAATGAATCTCTATCTTCTTTTCCTCAATGGGCAACTAATGTTGTTATAAGATGCGAGGCTCAAGATGCTTGGCAAACTGCTTATGATACAAATATAGCAGAACAATTTGCAACATGGCAAGCAACAAACCCTGATGCTAATGTAGAAACTTTTTCTGCAAATACTTCACAAGCTACAACTGTAGCTGATACAGAAAGAACTAATTATCTTTCTGCACACAGTATTACTTACTAAGTAATTGTGTATAAATAAAAGATGAAAGAATATATTTTAGAAGTCAAAAAAATAATCCCTCAAAATTTTTGTAAAACAATTATTGAATATTTTGATAATAATTATGGAGACGCATCAACTGTTGGAATTGGTGTAAATAAAAATATTAGAAATTGTTTAACTCGTTCTATTTTGCAAACAAAATCTCTTGGAGAAAAAATTTGTTCAAATGCAGTGAAAGAAAAAATATTTCAATGTGTCGATCATTATAAAAATAAACACGATATACATATTGATAAAATATCTCAATTAGACATTCTTCGATATGATGCTAATGAATATAAAGCAGGGTATAAGTTTCATAATGACTTTGGAAACAACTGTTTGGAGAGACATTTATCAATTTCTATTTGTTTAAATAATGAATATGAAGGTGGAGAATTTGTTTTCAACTTACCTTCAGGACTTCACACTGTCCCACAAAATGTTGGAGATGCAATTATATTCCCCTCTAATTTTATGTTTCCACATCAAGTGAATAAAATTACAAAAGGAATACGATATGCTTTAATAGGGTGGGTGATATAATGGAACCAATTTTTATTAAAGAATTTTTACCAAAACAAATTTTAAATTTAGCTTATACTTATTCCATTATTAAATTTTCTAATCAAAAGAAATTTATTATTGATACTCAAACAAATTCTTTAATTGGAGAGCATGGGGACTTTTTAATGGAAACTTTGATGGACATGAGCACTCCTGTTGTTGAACAGAATGTGGGAAAAAAATTATGGCCCACTTATTCTTTTTTGAGAATTTATGACAAGGGTTCGGATTTAAAAATTCATACCGATAGAGAGTCTTGTGAATACACTGTGGCTCTTTGTTTGGGAGCAGATCCTATTGATCAGCCTTATGAGATATTTATAGGAGAAGAAGATGAAACCTCTGATTACAAATATTATAGCAACAAAGGAGAATATAAACGATATCGAATCGATCATAAATTTCCTATGATCCCTAATAATGCAGTTATATTTAAAGGTCGAGACAAGATTCACTGGAGAGAGATGTGCAAACATGATCATTTTATCACTGTGTTTTTACATTATGTGGATCAAGAAGGTCCCTATAAAGAATTTAAATTTGACAAAAGAGAAATATTAGGGTCTACAGAAACTTATTGATGAACGATCTTTATGTTTTACGGGGAGGCATTGGAAAAAATATTTGTTTTACGAGCTGTATTAATCATTTAGGTAAAATAAATATTATGAGTTCATGGCCTAAAGTTTTTAAAAATCACCCTAATGTAAATTTTTGTTATGATCATGAATATAGCCCTATCATTGATAATATTTCTTTTTTAAATAAATTTGATAATGTATATGATATTGAACCTTATGATCCTTATTTTCATAAAAATAAAACTCATTTAATTAATAATTTTAGGCGCCTATGTAGTATTGATCAAAATGAAGAAATATATAATGAAATATATTTTAATGAAAATGAGGAAGAGGATATACAGCATATTGTTTCTAGTTTAGATAATTATGTTTTAGTACAATTCATAGGCAGTGATGAGCAATCAACAGAAACAGATTTTATAGGGTCACGAGGACTTATTAAAGAACAAGCTCAGAAGATAGTTGATATTCTAAATTTTGATTTAAAACTTAATGTTTTAAATGTTTATTCCTCAGTCGACTTACTAAAGAATACAGCTAAAATTGAGAAAACTAAACTTGATTATATGAATTATGCTCATCTTTTAAAATATGCAAAAGGTTTTATCGGAATAGATAGTAGTTTAAATCACATGTCTGCTAACAAATTTTGCGATACAAACGGTGTTGTATTGTGGAATGATGAAAATGTTATCGAAAGATTTTCATACGATAAAAATATAAATATGATTACCAATACACCTCGTGTAATGAGATTTGATGTTTATGAAGTTATAGATAATTTTAAAAAAATATTAAAAAAATGAAACACTTATTAGTAGGAATTCATTGTTATGGTCATGATTCAAATTTTTCAATATACGATATGTGCACAGGTAAAGCGTTTTACTATAAGTGGGAAAGAACAATAGGGATAAAACGCTATGATGCTCATAGTTTTACTAATTGGATGAAAGATGAATTACCTTACTTAGGATTTGATGTCGATAATATTTTAGAAATTTGTACTACTTCAGTAGCTATCCGACCATTTGAAAATAATTATTCAGAAAATATGATTAAAAAAATATGGTCTTCTTTTAATTTTTGTATAATAAAACATCATCAAGCTCATCAATACTCTAATTTAATGGATACAGGTATTGTTTGTGATTTTGAGGGAAACGATAATGAGTGTATCTCTATTTATGGACATGATAATTGCAACTTAAAATTAACAAACAAAGTCATACCTAGTTTAGGGCATATCTATAATGAACAATACATAAATTATTATCCCAATGCTTTAAATTTTGTAAAGAATGGGTTTTGGGAATCATTATTATCAATCACAGATTACGCTGGAAAAGTAATGGCTTGGGAAGCTTATGGAGATTATTTACCTGACTGGCATGCAAAAAATAAAAATTATACTATTAGAGATACAAAAAATTGGACAGATATAGATAATATGAGTTTGTCATCTTATGATGATGAGTTTAAAAAACGTGCAACTTACATTAAAAATGTCACTTTAAAATACGTGAAAGAAGTCACTAAATTATGTAGAAACTTTTTTAATGAAGATGATTATTTTTCTTTTAGTGGAGGAATTGCTCAAAATTTAATTCTTAATAATTTTTTAAAAAGCACCTTTCCAAAATTAGAAATTTTTCCACACAATTCTGATGAAGGACTATCAATAGGGTGCCTTCATTATTTAATAAAAAAACACAACATAGATAGTACAGTTAATTTTAATAATTTTCCTTTTTGTCAATCCGATCAAGATATGGGTTTTGCTTCTTCAAAAACAATAAAAAAAGTAGCTGAATATTTAGCTCAAGGTAAAATAGTTCTATGGTGTCAAGGTCATGGTGAAATCGGTCCTCGAGCACTTGGTCATCGTTCAGTTTTAATGAACCCCTTAATTAAAGATGCTAAAGAACAAATAAATAAAAAAGTAAAAAAAAGAGAATGGTATAGACCTTACGGTGCAAGTGTAAAAGTTGATCAGTATAAAAAATATTTTAAAATGGATTGGGAAAGTCCTTTTATGTTATATCAATCCGATGTAATTGATAAGGAAAGTTTTCGATCAATATGCCATGCTGATGGCACTTGTAGAATACAGACTGTTAATTCAAAACAAGAAACATTTTACACTCTTTTAAATGAGTTTGAAAAACTTACAGGAATACCTATACTTCTTAATACTTCTTGTAATTTACCAGGAAAACCCATAGTAGGGTTTGAAAGTCAGGCATTAAATATGTTTGAAAATTCACAAGCTGATTATTTAATAATTGGTGATAAAATACATGAAAGGAAAAATAATGATTAAACCAGAAGAACTAAAAGATAAGAATTTTAAAATATTCCTAGGAATGCCAATGTATGGCGGGATGTTAACCGAGAACACCATGCATGGATTATTACAATTACAACAATGGTCCATGGCCCAAGGGGTAGGAATGAGAGTTCAAACCATGGGAAACGAAAGTTTAATTACCCGAGCAAGAAATACTATTGTCTCCCTGATGATGGATCAAACCGATTACATTGCCACACATTTATTATTCATTGATGCAGACATAGGTTTTCAAGCTCAAAATATTGAAAGATTACTTTGTGCAGATAAAGACGTTGTTTGTGGTATTTATCCTCGCAAGCACATTCACTTTGATAAAATCAAACAAGCTTTAAAAGAAAACCCAAATGCAACCGAAGAAGAGTTAGAAGTCAGATCATTAGGATACAATCTTAATTTTGATGATCCTAATAATGTCACGGTAGATAATGGTTTTTGTAAGGTTAATGAAGCTGCCACAGGAATGATGTTGGTCAAAAGAGAAGTCTTTCGTACCATGATGAAAAAGTTCCCGGAGCGTAAATATGATTCCGATCAAATAATTAATGGTAAATCTTTTAAATCCGATAACTGCTATGATTTATTTGCTGTTGGTCCTTATAATACAGGTAAAAAACAAATACGATACCTATCTGAAGACTATTACTTCTCAAGACTGTGGCAGGAATGTGGAGGAGAAATATGGGCCGATGTAGCCATGCCTCTAACACATTTTGGAAATAGACCTTTTAAAGGTCATGTTGGTTCTTTATTTCAGAAAAAATAAATGAACTATAATATTCACCCTGTCAACTGGTTCCCCACAACTGTTTTTCATACTGAAATAGATGAACAATTATGTGATAAGTTAATTGAAAAAGTCATGATTGATAAAGACACTTGGGTAAAAGGGTTAAAAAATGTTCACGCTAAAACCACGGGTTGGAATTGTTTAGGCAAATATAAAGAAGTAGATGAGATAAATTTATTAATTACTCAAACTTTGTTGCCTAAGATAGGTGAAAGTCAAAACTGGAAATACAACAATTGGGAAACTATAGAGGCTTGGATAAATTTTTATGAAAAAGGAGATTTTACTCAACTTCACACTCATTCGCACTGTGATTACTGTGCCATTTTAATATTAAAACCAGAAGAGGGTAATCTTCTGTTTCATAACTATAGAAATATTAGAGGATTATCTAAAAATTTTGAAGAACTTGTAGATGAAAAAATTAATGAAAAAAAGGGCACCTTAATATTTTTTCCAAGTGATTTGTATCATTCTGTATCGAAGTGTCAGCTTGATAGAATATCAGTTGCTTTTAATTTTGCTAATGAAGCTTTTGAATAGCTTTCAATTTAAGTAAATTGTAGTATATTGGCACCATGCCACTGACTAATTTTACAATAAAACCAGGCATTAATAAAGAAGTCACAGAGTATACGGGTCAAGGCCAATGGGTGGACTCGGATAATGTACGCTTTTTTAATGGCCTTCCCCAAAAAATCAAAGGTTGGGACAAGTTTGTTGATACCACGATTGTGGGTGTGGTACGAGATCAACATGGTTGGATTGCTTTAGATGGTACGAGGTATGATGCCTTTGGTACCGATAGAAAATTATACGTCTATGAAGAAGGATTAGTTTTTGATATTACCCCAATTCGAGATACGGAAGCTTTAACGGATCCTTTTACGACCAATGGCACAGCCACTGTTTTAGTCACCGATGCAGATCATGGCTGTCAACAAGGTAGTTTTGTCACCTTTGATTCTTTCTCTACGATTGACGGACTTGATATGAACAACGAGTTTGAAGTGACTTCCGTTGTTAATACTTCAGCTTATACCGTTACTCATACTTCCACTGCAACAGGATCAACTGCGGGCGGTGGTGGTTCGGGGAATGCAGAATATCAAATCAATCCTGGTCCTAGCTTTTCAACTTCAGCTTATGGTTGGGGAACCGATGGTTATGGATTAGATGGTTGGGGAGTACCGAGTGACGATGACACTGTAACACTTGAAGCAAGACAATGGTCGCTCGATAATTTCGGTGAAGACTTAATTGCCACTCAACTAAACGGTGGCACCTATCGTTGGGATACTTCTAGTGGTACTTCAACAAGAGCTGCGATTGTAGCGAATGCTCCGACAACTTCACGACTTAGTTTAGTTTCAACACCTGATCGACATTTAGTTTTATTGGGTACAGAGAACACGATTGGAACACCAAGTTCTCAAGATGATTTATTAATTCGTTTTTCCGATCAAGAAAATATTACCACCTACCAACCAACAGCAGAAAACACTGCTGGTTCATTACGCATTGCCGACGGATCACGGATCGTGGCTGCCGAACGCTCACGTGGTCAAATACTTATATGGACAGATACTTCACTTCACTCTTTACAATTTATTGGTCCACCTTTTACTTTTGGTTTACGACAACTCGGTCAGAACTGTGGAATCATTGGTCAGCATGCAGGGATAGATTTAAATGGTGTCAGCTATTGGATGTCACAAGATTCTTTTTATCTCTTTGATGGTACAGTCAAAAAACTACCTTGCAGTGTGGAACAATTTGTTTTTAACAATTTGAATCAAACAGCCTCCGAGAATGCTTTTGCCGGGCACAATGGTGAGTTTAATGAAATCATTTGGTTTTATGCCAGAACAGGCTCCGATCAAATCAATGCAGTCGTTGTTTATAATTATCTAGAAGGGACTTGGTGGACAGGAACCTTGGCTCGTACATCTTGGATTGATCGAGAGACATATGATAACCCTATTGGCACACAATACCTAGCTAACACAACTGCGAACAATGAAACAATTCTAGGACTAACTTCGGGTGCTTCACAAATTTATTTACACGAACAAGGCAATGATGCAGACGGTGAAGCAATCGAAGCATTCTTAAAGTCAGGTGCGGTTCAAATAGGACAAGGAGATGATTTTTCTTTTGTCTCTAGACTAATCCCTGATATTCAAAATCAAAGTGGTACACTCAATTTAGATTTTGAATTTTTACGATATCCCAATGATGCGAATGCCGTGACTAAATCCACTAGCTTTACCTCTGGAACAGAGAAAGTAGATTTACGAGGAAGAGGAAGACAGTTCACAGCGAACATTGTCTCTAATACAACAGGCACCGCTTGGAGATTAGGAACGATGCGTTTTGATATACAGCCTGATGGAAGGAGATAAAATGTTTTTATTATGGCACACACTTTTAATTATTGGTTTTCTAGGAGTAGCATTTATTCTTGGATTTTTAACAGGAAAAAGATATGGCAAAATTAACACTACAAAGATTTCCAGATCCTAGACCTGAGTATGATGCTCAACAGGCTTCTGAACTAATTAGACAATTAGAGGAAATGATACAACAGTTGAATACTCAATACACAGAGGACACAAAAGAAGAAGCCACGAGAAGAGCTGTCTTTTTTTCTATAGGAGGAGTTAGCGAATAATGTCCGATCGATTTAGAACCTTTGCCTTAACACCTGCGAACACAGGAGTGAATACTTTATTTACTGTGCCTGTAGCCAACGTGGCTGCAACACCACCAACTCCAGTGACAACCTTTATCGCTAAAACCATAGTTTTACACAATCAAGCAGGTTCAGGAACATTAGACGCTGTACTAACATACAATGATGGGTCAACCGATTTTGAGATCAATAACGTAGCTGTAGCTCATCAAGCAACTAAAATAATCAACGGTACATTTGTTTTTGAAGGCGGAGATAGCTTGAAAGTCACCTCTAGTGCTGCTAGTAACCTAGTTATTAAAGTATCGGTATTAGAGATTAAAGCACAACAATAATCCTATTGATTTCCTAGCTTTTCACCTATAAAAATGTACTATGGCAAAAATTATAGATGAACCCGTCATCTTGCGCTATGAGTACGATATTGAAGGGAATCAAATCCCTGTCTATAGCTGTAAGGTCGAAACTACGATTACCAACACTCGAACAGGGGTGGAATATGATTCAGAGGATCATGCCAATAGCGATATTGCCGATCCTAATACTGATACTACTACCGAAGATATTCGTCGGGATGTTAACGTCATCGCCCCTAAATTATTCACGGGTGCGGTTATACCAAAAAAATAAGGATATGAAATGAAATATATTGAAGTCGAAACACCATACGGTCTACAAAAGTACCCCGCTTATGGTATTGGCGGCTTCGTTAAAGATGTATTCAAAGGACTTAAAAATGTTGCAAAGAAGATTGCACCTATTCTTCCTCTAGCACTTTCTTTTGCTCCTGGTTTCCAAGCACTCTCTCCTTTAACACGAGGTATTGTCTCAGGATTATCTTCTGCAGCTGCATCTAAATTAGCTGGAGCAAAAACAGAAGATGCAATTCGTAGTGGTTTATTAGTGGGTGGCACAAGTATGTTACCTGCTTTATTTGGTGGACAAAAATTAACTGAAGGTGCAAAGCTTGGAGATGTGTTAAGTAAAGATCGAGGGTACTTAAAAGGATTATTTAGTGGCTATCAAGCTCCTGCTCCTTTCCGACCAACAGGACTTGAGGGTAGTCCTGAGTTAGTGGGTCAAACAGGTCAGCCTGTAGGTGAGTTTACACAAGGATTATCTACAAGTGACATATCTGCTTATAGTAAAAATTTAGGCATTCCAGAATCTAGGGTTAAAGAATTTATGGATCAGTATAAGCAGACTATAGCGACTAAAGGTTTAGAGGATACTACCATGTCTCAGTACGCTGATACATTTAAAAGAAACTTACCTTTAACAGAAAGAGTTAAAGACGTTTTAGGAACCACTACAGGTAAACTTGTTGCAGGTGCAGCTATTTCTCCTCTTGTAGCGGCAGCTTTTGAAGGCGACAAAGATGTTGCTAAGCCTACAATGGATTCACGAACCGGGGAAGATGTTATTAGAGAAAACTATATGAAATATATAGTTCAAAATTTACCAGGAGTTACGTATACTCCTGAAGGTGGAATTGACTTTGGAGGTTCACGAACCGCGGCTCAAGGTGGTATTATGAGCGAAGCTCCGAAGAAATATGCAATGGGCTCGAACCCCATGAATCAGTTTGTACCTCGTAATGGATTAATTCCTAGTATGGGGGAACAAGGAGAAAATGGTGTAAGTGATAACGTAAAAGCGCTATTATCTCCTGATGAATTTGTGTTCACCAAGCAAGCCGTTCAAGCGGCAGGTGGTGGTGATGTAATGGCAGGCGCTAAGAGACTTATGGCTCAAATGAAACAGCTCGAGGCTCGTGGTGCCCAGATGGGAATAGGAAAGGCTTAACCATGGCGGAAACAACAATACAGGAACAGATAGTAAGAGAAGCTCCCGAAATAGAAGCGTATAAACTCGGGCTTTTACAGTCCGCAAAAGGTTTAGCCGACATGCCTGTTGGAGGGTTTGAATTAGATCCTGCTACAGGAATGCCGATTATGATTCCTGTTATCGATCCTGCTACAGGAATGCAAGCAAAAGATGCTCAAGGCAATCCTTTAACTAGACCTAAACCACAAGGACTTCCTGAAAGACAATTTGTAGATCCAACAGCTCTACAAAATGCTGCGATTACAACAGCGCAAACAGGTATCGGTCAGTATCAACCATACTTACAGCAAGCTCAAGAAGCAATGACAGGTGGCATTGGTCAATTAGGAAATGCAGCTGCACTATTCCAACAAACAACTGCAGCACCAACTTCTGCTGAAATTCAGCAATACATGAACCCTTATCAGCAAGCTGTCACTGATGAAATATCAAGACAGTTCGAACAGCAAAGAGATCTTGCTCGATCCAAAGCTATCCAAGCAGGTGCTTTTGGTGGAGACAGAGAGTCTGTTTTAATGGGACAACTCGGTAAAGCCGAAGCTCAAACAATTGCACAAGCGCAAGCCGCCAACTTTGCACAAGCCTTACAACAAGCTCAGCAACAACGAGCATTTAGTCAGCAGGCGGCTCAAGGTCTCGGAGGCTTAGGTCTCGGTCAGGCTCAGTTAGGTCAGGGTATCGCTGGTCTTGGAGCGTTAGGCGAACAGTTAGGTCAAGGAACAGCTCAGTTCCAATTTGGAATGGGTGAAGCACAAAGAGGACTTGCTCAGCAAGCTGCTGATGTTGGATATCAAACACAATTACAACAAGCTTATGAACCTTATCAACGATTAGGTTTCTTATCGGATATTTACAAAGGAGCACCTACGAGTCAACAGACTATTAGTACGGTGACTGCCCCGTCTGTTAGCCCGCTAGTGCAGGCTGCTGGTTTAGGAATTGCGGGACTTTCAGGACTAGCAGGAGCAAAAACAGCGGGGCTATTCTAGTGGACAATGTATTAAACAGACCTCTATTTAATTTTAAATCAGGCGGCAGTGGTCTCGGCAAGATGCAGAATGCTTTGATCCAAGCAGGCTATGATAAAAGTTATGTTTTTCGTTTAGGCCCAACACAAGTTATAGATTTATATGATTATCTTTATGGCTCAGGAGAGGGTAAAGATTATTCTGCTCCTACTCCTAAAATGGAAGGTGGCCCTGTTAAATTAGCAGAAGGAACAATTCCTCGTTATCAAGCAGGTCCTTCTACTTTCTCAAAACTTTTTACTCAATTTATGCAACCTCCAGGAGAGGAAGTTCTTAATCGAATTAGAAAAGAAGCAAAAACTTATTACTTTAATGCCATGTTGCCTCCAACAGGAGAAACAGGATCATATACCATGAAGCAAATGGAAGCTGCAGATAAAAAAGCAACAGAATTAGCTGAAATGGATGTTATGAAATTTCTAGAAAACTTTAAAGAACCCGCAGAAGATCCTATTCTAAAATATAGAGATCGATTCTCTGAAGACGAGGAGTATGGATTTCCTTCTAAAGTTTTGAGAAGAGAAGAGACATTTGGTAAAAAACTATTAGAAGATCCTAGGTTCTTCGGCCCTGATTCGATGATGGATATGGAAGATTATAGAAAAGAAAGATTTGGCCCTGACGCTCCTACTAACAAATATTTAATGAGTTTACCTAAAGAAACAAGAGATGCGGTGATGCAAAAGTATGTAGCACAGGACGCACAGTATGACATTGAAGATGCAGAAAGAGCTGCATCTAATTACATGAAAAGAAGATATGGTTTAGCAGAAGGCGGTATGCCTAATACAACCGAAAACGTTGGTATCATGGACGGTGTGGGTGTTGGCGCAGAAGCGTTAATGGCTCAAGAACAAGCAATTGATCAAGCTCAAGATATCGGTGGGTTGATGAGTGCTATTCGTGGTAAACCCATTAATGAAGAAGAAGCTCGTGGCGAGCTTGCTGAATTAGTCGGACCTGAGGATGCACAGCAAACTCCTGAATCTGTTTTAGCTTTAGTACAGCCTGTTATGGAATTAGCAAAGGGTCAAGGTATTGCACAATTTGTGGAAGAAGCCGAGATGCCTGAACAACAGATGATGGCTCAAGGCTCCCAGACCATGGCTCAAGGAGGTCCTGTAAAGATGCAGATTGGAGGAATGCCTCCAGAAATGGGATTTATATCAATGCCAGATCCGCAAAATCCTCTAGGAATGATGGAACCAACCGTAACAGAAGAAGATATTCAAGTGCCCGCAGGTCAAACTCAAGATACTACAGGTCAAAATTTAATATTATCTAATCAAGGAATGGCAGGAGTTCCTGATTTATCTGATCCTTTATTAAGTGCGCTCTATCAAAGTAAATTGCCGATGTATCAAGACATTTACGGTAATCAAAAAACAGATGCAGCTAAAGCAAATATTCTATTTCAAATAGCTCAAATTGGATTAGGTCTAGCAAGAGCACCTCAACCAGGAGAGCCTGCTGATCTAATGAGTAGAATTTCTTTAGCTTCCGCAGAGCCAATTGCTAACATTGGTAAGATTGCTCAGGGTATTGAAACAGCAAAGAATCAAGCTGATCAATTAGCAAAAGCAGGAGCATTGGGCGCAGCTGAAGCACAATACTTAAAAGCATTAGACACTGAAGCTGAACTGCAAAAAGCAGCACTTGAAGGTAGTGAGATTAAAAATTTAAAAATTGAAGATATCGGTGGAAAGAAAACTGCTGTTTATAGCTTAGGGGGTCAACTACAAACTGCTGAACTAGGAGACGCAGGATCCACTATTACTGATTTAAAAACAGTGGATTTAGATGATGGTAAATACTTTACATGGATGGATGAAAATCAAAATGTTCAAAAGAAAAAGATAGGTGATTTACCATCTGATGCAATGGATCCTGATTTCTTTGAAAAAACATCAGGTCAGTATTTATATTTAGATCCTAAGAGTGAGCTAGGCTTCACAGTAGATCCTGGTTATGTTAATAAAAATGGTGTTTTAATGTTAAGACAGCCTAATGGTGAATATTTACCTGCTGAAAATATAACCGAGTATCAAAAATTAGCTAGTCGTAAAGATGCTTTTATTGAACCTGATCAAAAAGTTCAAGCAGAAAACCTAGAAGGTGTCACTACTGTTAGAAGTGCGATGACCGCAGGTGAAGATATTATTAATGGTATCTTGAAAAACTCTCAAGCAGGCGGTGCAGCTATCGCAGGTACATCAGGTTACATAAACAGGATGTTTACACAAGCTTTAAACATTGGAAAAGATTTAACTCAAGGTAACTTCTTAAATGCAGTGTTAAGTAACGATGAAAATTTCCAAACAAGACTAGATCAAACTTTAAATGATGCAAGAAAAGGCTTAAATGATTATAGTTCAAATCTTGGCAAAGATGCCACTGAGGGTGATCAACAAGCAGTTTCTCTTGCTCAGGAACTTTTAACTCCAACATCTGACGGAATATTAGTCAGCTTTGATACAGAGACATATCAAGATCAATTTGGTAATAGCAAAATAAGAATTACTAATAAACAATACAAGACTTTAAAAGATTTTGGTGGTGATACAGAGATGTTTAAAAACCAAGTTCGTATTAACGCTTTAGCTTACGGTCTTGCTCGAAGCCGTAAGAGTAATGGTCGATTAAACTTGGACGACTTACAAAGAGCGTCTAAAGCTATTAACTTGGATACAGGCTCACAAAAGGGTATTCTTGCGGGATTGGTTGAAGCAGTAAACGAATTAGCTCGAAACGGAGAAAAGTTTATCTCAGGATACTACCAAGCAGGCGGTACTCAAGTTAACCCTGATTGGGAAGTATTCGGATTAAACCCTGATCAACAAAAAGCATTAAAAACTCAAATAACTAAAGAAGGCGTATTTGGAAAATTCTTCCCTGATATTGACATTGATTTAGGAGAAAGAGTAACCGCAACACCTAAATCTTACAATATTGAAGACTTTATTATTGGAACACAAGGAAACATGAATGTCGAAGAAGTTGTTGAAAAAACACAGGAAGCTCCTGTGCTTACTTTAGATGACCTAGCAACTCAGTATGGATTAGGCGGAGGCTTATAGTAATGGCCGATGTCAAAACAATAACTGATACGAAAACGATAGAGCCAACCACTGTTGGTGGCGGAGCAACGACAGTATCTGATCTTTATCAACAGAAGAAACCAGATTATGATGTAGACTCTAAAGATATTATTGTTGTTCAAGGTAAACAGTATCGAGTATTTGATAATCAAAATTTAAATCCTTATGAACTAGATTTTATTTATAGAGATCAATTAGGAGCTGATTATTTAGAAGATCCTAAATTTGATAAGCTTAGAACAGAAGCAGGTGACTTTGCTTCAGGTAACTTTTCTAATGAAGGCCCTATTGAAAATATTCCTTTTCGATTAGATGATCCTCGTTATCAAAGAGAATACGATCGACAAATTAATTTTTTACAAGATGAAGAAAATAGAAGAGCTGATCCAATAAAGTATTACACTTCAGGAATGTTTGACAAAAACTCAGCTATGGCTTTAGGTGGTTTATTTGCACCTGTTTTAACAGTAGGGGGTTTAGCTGCTTTATCTAATCCTTTTACAGCACCACTAGGAGCTCTAGCCACAGGAATGGGAGCAAGTATTTTAGGAGCGGGTGGCTTAGGTAATATGTATGATCGAGTCAATGAAATGATTAGAAATATTCAAGGATTTGATCCTGAGACTCAAGGATTAGGTGATCAATTTAAAGACCTTGTAGATAATATGTATTATGAAACATTATTTACAATGGGATCCCCTGCACTTGCAGGTGTTTTTAGAACATTTA